CCACCCGGTCGCCATCGCGCCCACCCGCCATTCACACCGCGCTGAACGTCACTTCGCCCGCGCTGGCCAGGCTCAGTGCAAAGCTGGCCTCACCCTCATGCTCGCCGGCGTATTCCAGCGCCGCGACCAGAAACGGCCCCTCCAGCACGCCGAAATCCGGCACGATCAGCCGCCACGTCTTCGCCGACTGCTCAAAGAAGGCCTCGCGGATCAGGGCGTCCGACGCCGCATCGCGGAATATCCCCTGCCCCGACACCGCCGCCGACTTCACGCCCGCCCCCGCCAGCAGTTCGCGCCACCGCCCGGCGCTGTCGCTGTCGGTCGCATCCACCGTCCTGGCGTTCAGCGAGATCGTCCTCGCCCTCAGCCCCGCCACCGTGGTGAAGGCGCCGCCCGCGCCCTCGATCTTCAGCAGGATGTCCTTGCCCCGTTGCGCCGCCATCTTTCCTCGCTTCGTTTTCCAGAACCCGCGCGTCCCTCTCCCTCCCCTTCATGGGGAGGGTGGCCGAGCCGCAGGCGAGGCCGGGTGGGGAGGGCCAGGCCATTCACACGCCGCACCCTGATCGCCCCGCCGCCCCCACCCGGTCGCTATCGCGACCACCCTCCCCATGAAGGGGAGGGAGAGGCGCCGCGCTAAACCTCTTCCGTCACCGCCCGCAGCCGCATCACCGCCCACGCCCGCTTCAGATCCGGGCTGCGGAACAGGTCCGTAAACGTCACCGCCACGCTGACCGCCTTCACCCCATCCGCCTCCAACGGCGCATCGGCGACCCGCGCCCGCACCGCAGCCGCCACGGCCCGCGCCTCCTCCAGCCCCCTGAACCGGCTGGCGCAGGTCAAGGTCAGCCGCTGCTCCACCCCGCCGCCGTCGGCGTTCAGCGGCCGGCTCTCGCACCGCCCGATCAGTAGGTGCGGAAACCCCGCCCCGGACGGAGCTTCATCCCAGACCCGCACCGGATCGCCCAACAACGCCTTCAGCACCCCGTCTCCGCCCAGATGCGCGATCAACGCCTTCACCAGCGCTCCTTCATGATCCTTCATCGCGCCCGCTCCAGGTTCAGCCGCACCCGGCCCGCCGCCTTCGGATCGGCCTCGATCCCGACCACAGCCCAGTCCGCCCCGCCGAAGCGCACGACCAGCCCTTCCTCCAGCCTCGGATCGGCCCGCACGGTGGCGCTCAGCGTCTCCACGCCGCGCGTCACGCCTGCTTCCGTCCGCTCGCGCCGTCTGCGCGCCCCCAGCGCCAGCCACAGCGACCCGACCGGCTCATAGCTGACCACCTGCCCGCCATAGGGCGTCTGCGCCGCCACCGGCCGCACCAGGCTGGCGACCACCTTCATCGCGCCCGCGCTCACAGCCGCACCACGCGATAGGGGGCGAGCCACCCCTCGACCGGCACCGCGCTCATCTCGCCGTCGCCGCGCTCATAGGCGCGCATCACCAGCATCATCACCGCCAGCCTCAGCGGCGCCGCAGAGGTCGATGTCAGGCTCAAGCCCGCCTCCCCCTCCACCCGCGCGCGGGCGGCGTCGATCAGCGTCTGGATCAGCGCATCCTCCGCCTCATGCTCGACGCGCAGGAACAGCTTCGCCTCCGTGAGGCTCACGGGTGCGCTCATTCAAATCTCCAGTGTTTTCTATGTCCTTCTCCCGATGGGAGAAGGTGGCCCGAAGGGCCGGATGAGGGTTCCCGGCCGCCGTCGGCGTCAGCCGTCGCGCAGCGGCTCACGCCGACTGAACCGTCAGCCCCTCACCCTTTCACCTTGCGGATCGCCTTCGGCTCTCCGAGGCTCAAGCCCTCTCCCGCCGGGAGAGGGCCCAGCTTCAGCGTTTCTTACGAAGCCGCGAACTTCATCAGCTTGATCGCGTCGAAGTTCTGCACCCCGCCGCCGACACGCTTGGTCGTGTAGAACAGCACATAGGGCTTGGCCGAATAGGGATCGCGCAGCACCCGCACCCCCGCGCGATCCACGATCAGATAGCCGCGCGCAAAGTCCCCGAACGCGATCGACAGACTGTTGGCCGCCACATCCGGCATGGTCTCGATCTCGGTGACCGGATAGCCCAGCAGACTGGCCGTCTCGCCCGGCCGCGTCGCCGGCGACCAGACATAGTTCCCGTCCGCGTCCTTGAACTTCCTCACCGCCGAAACCGTGCGTCGGTTCATCACGAAACGCCCGTTCGGCCGATACTGGGCCTTGGGCGCATAGATCAGGTCGATCAGCTTATCGACCGGGCTGGCGCTGGCGAAGGCGCCCGCCGCGCCTGAAGCCACCGTGCCGATCTGGCCCCAGGTCTGCGTCCCCTCGGTCGCCGTCGCATAGGCCAGGAAGCCCTTGGGCTTGTTGACCCCGTCGCCGCTGACGAAGGCCGCCGTCTCCTGCGCCGCGAAGGCGTCCTCGACCTCGGCCGCCAGCCATTCGTCCAGGTCGATCAGGGCGTCGTCCAGCAGGCTCTGCGTCGCCGCCGGACAGGCGTAGAGATCCGCCGAGGAGAACTCCAGCAGCGCCAGCGTCGCCGGATCCGTCTCCGGGCGCGCCGCCGTCTCGGCCACCCAGCCCGCCTGCACGCCCGCCGTCGACACCGGCTTCCTGAACACGCCCGAGCCGACCGTGCGCACCGTGGCGATCTCGCGCATCGGCGACCCGGCCATCAGGCGCCGCTCGATCGCGCGCTCCGTCTCCGGCGGCACGACATAACCCGCCGAGTTCGACGCCGACGACAGCCCCGCCTTCAGCTCCAGCCCGTGCGCCTGACCCGACTTCATATAGCCGTCCCACGCCGCCTTGGCCTCCGGCGCCGCGACCACGGCGGGCGGCTCGGCCCCCAACATCGGACGGCGGCTCTCGCTCAGCGCACGGTCCATGCGCGCCTGCGCGCTGGCCACGGCCTGATCGATGCGCGCCACCTTCTCCTCCAGCAACGCATCGGCGGAAGCCTTCTTTTCGATCTCGTCCAGACGGGCGTCGTTGGCCCCTTTGAACGCCTCGAACGCGGCCATCATCTCATGCATGGCGGCGCGCGCCTCGGGCGTGCCCGAGACGGTCTTGGTCTCTTTCATGGTCTCTCCAGAAAAATGCGCGACCGTCCTGCGGCGCGCCGTCAACCGGGCCAGGCCCGGAACGGGTGCGATCCTTCGTGCATCCGGGGAACCGTGCTACGCCGTCCTCGGATCAAGGGATGGATCAATGTTCAAGATCGCCGTCGCCGCCGTGTCTGCAGCTGGGCTCATGTCATGCACGGCGCATGACGCTTCGGCTCAACGCCTCTCCGCCGCCTCGCCGTCAGAAGCGCCGCGCGTCTCGCCGGACCGGGGCCGCCTTTCGGCCTACACCTCGATCAATCTGCGGATGTTCGAGACCCTCGGCGCCTGCGAGCACCTCAATCGCGACGGCGCCGGCGATCAGGCTTTCTCGGCCCATCTCCGCCGCCACGCCCCGGCCGCCGATCAGGCCGAACGACGCGCCCTCCGCGCGGCCTACGACCGAGGCCGGACGCCCGCCGTCGCCGCCCGCCAGACGGCCGAAACCTGCGCCATCGCCATGCGCGGCTACGACCAGGAAACGCCCGAACTGCACGGCCGCCGCGACGATCGCCCCCTCGCCTCGCCCAAGCTCTGAGCCATGCGGATCGTCTTCCTCTACGGCCCCGTCGGCGCGGGCAAGCTGACCGTCGGCCGCGAACTGGCGCGCCTGACCGGCCTGCCGCTGTTCCACAACCACTTCGTCGTCGACGCCGTCGGCGCCGTGTTCGACTTCGGCTCCGAGCCCTTCATCCGCTTGCGCGAAGCCTTCTGGCTCCAGACCTTCGCCGAGGCGGCCCGCGCCGGGCGCTCGCTCATCTTCACCTTCGCGCCCGAGGCCACGGTGGACCCCGGTTTCCCCGCGCGCGTCCAGGCGGCCGTCGAACCGTTCGGCGGCGTCGTCACCTTCATCGCCCTGGCCGTCTCGCCCGAGGAACAGGAACGCCGGATCGTCCAGCCCAGCCGCGCCGCCTTCGGCAAGCTCCAGTCGGTCGATCTGCTGCGCCGCCTCCGCGCCGAGTTCGACGCCAGTCTGGCCGCCATGCCGCCCGCCGACCTGACCATCGACACCGAGGCCTGCTCACCGCCCCAGGCCGCCGAGCGCATCGCCGCCCATCTGGCCCAACGATAGGCCGTCAGGCGCCCGGCCGCCGCACCCCGAACCGCGCCCCCGGCAGCATCGGAAACGTCACCAGCGACACCTCCCACAGCTCGGCCGCGCTCAGCACCCTTAAGCGCCCCTCGCGCCGCGCCTTCATCGCCCGAAAGCCGATCGACAGCCCGTCCAGCGCCCCGGCCCGCGTCAGGGCGGCCGCATAGCGGGCCTCGGCGGACCAGTCCTCGATCCGCCCCTCGACCCACAGGCCGCGCTCGTCCTCCACCATCCGGTCCCAGGCGCCGACCACCGCGCGGCTCTCATGCTGATGCAGCATCCGCACCCCGCTCGCGCCGGTCTTGGCCAGACTGTCCGCAAACACCCCGCGCGCCGTCACATCCCCGTTCAGGTCCGCAACGCCCCACAGCGAGGCGTAGCCTTGGATAGCGAGCGCCCCTTTCTCCCTCCCCTTCATGGGGAGGGTGGCTGAGCCCGCAGGGCGAAGACGGGTGGGGCCGGCCAGACTATTCAAACGCCGAGCCTGCATCGCCGCGCCCTCCCCACCCGTCGGCTGCGCCGACACCCTCCCCATGAAGGGGAGGGAGAATTCCAGCCGCCATCATTTCTCCTCCAGCCGCCGCTCGATCCGCTCAACGGCCGCGCGCGTCGCTTCGCCCTGCGCCTCCAGCCGCGCCAATCGCTCGGCGACCAGCCTCTGCTCGCCCACGCGCTGCTCCAGCGTCGCGATCCGCGCCGCCGCCCCGCCTGCCCAAACCAGGCCCCCGATAGTCTGCACCAGCAAGGCCGCGATCAGGGCGACGGGCATCTTCTTCATCGCCTCCATCACGCCTCCACCCCGGCCATCCGGCGCCGCTCATCCTCGGTCAGGAAGCTCGCCGCATTCAGCCGCGCCCACAGCGCATCCCGTTCGACCTGCAGGGCCGGAACCGCATCCAGATCCGGCTCGATCCGACAATCGACGAAGCGGCTCCCCAGCCAGCCCGTCATCGCCCCCGCCGCCTTCCGCACCAGCGGGATCACTGTCCCGCGCCAGAAGGCCGCGTTCGCCTCGCGATAGTTGGCGTAGGTCGCATCCCCGGGAATCCCCAGCAGCTGCGGCGGCACGCCGAACGCCAGGGCGATCTCCCGCGCCGCCGCGTGCTTGCCGGCGATGAAGTCCATGTCGTGCGGCGTCAGGCTCATCGGCTTCCAGTCCAACCCGCCTTCCAGCAACAACGGCCGCCCGGCGTTGCGCGCCCCGGCATGGGCCTCGCCCAGCTCCGCCTTCAGCGCCTCGAACTGATCCGCCGTCAGCCGCTCCCCGTCCTTGGCGCCATAGACCAGCGCCCCCGACGGCCGCGCCGCATTGTCCAGCAGCGCCTTGTTCCAGGCCCCCGACGCATTGTGCACGTCGATGGCGAAGGCCGCCGCCTCCAGCGGTGAAAACCCGTAATGATCGTCCGTCGGATGAAACAGCTTCAGGTGCATTACCGCAGACCAGCCGTCGCCATGCCGCCCGATCCGCACCGCGCGCCCGCCGACCGCATACTCATAGGCTTCCGGCCAGCCCGCCCGTCCCGGAACCACCTTCACCCGATCCGGCCTCAGCGCCCACAGCTCGTCCGGCGCCCCGTCCCCGTCGGCGTCGCCGGTCGCCTCGACATAGGCGTTGCCCGCCGTCTGCAGCGCGCCGTACAGCGCCTCCATCAACTCCCCGCCCGACTGCTCGGGATTGGGCTTGTCGATCAGCCGCGCCAGCGGATGCTCCGCGCTCCGCACGCCCCCGACCATCACCATCAGCGGCGTCGAGGCCGCCGCCTCCGCGATCATCCGCACGCAGCGATAGGCCACGGCGTTCTTGCCGAACCCTTCGTCCGCCAGATGGGCGTAGTCGCGCGGCGTCCACCGGGGACGGCCAGCCGAAGTCAGGGCGATCAGCGGCCCGGTACGGCTATCCTTGATTTCGGGCGCAGCAACACGCCGCCGACCGAACGGTCGTCGCCAATCCATATGGTTCTCCATCATCTCTTCCCCTTCTCCCCTTGTGGGAGAAGGTGGCAGCCCTCGGGCTTGACCCGGGGGCTGACGGATGAGGGGTTGCGCCGCCGCTTGCCCTTAT